TTAGGAGCAGTAGCTATTGCAGGAGTACTGGCAATTCCAGCCATTGCAGGAATGGGAGTCATGGCAATAGCAGCACCACGAATTGTAGATCTAGCAGAGACTCTAGGTATGAGCCAAAAAGGGCAACAGACAACCACACAAGGAGCAGTTACTTCTATGGATGCAGTTGTAAGAAAACTTGACGAATTAATAAAGGTAACAAAAGAAGGAAAAAATCTTTACATAAACCAGCAAAAATTAAACGAGTCAACAGGACTATCTACACACAGAGTAGGAGATACATAATAATAAAACAATCTATTTATAATAAACTAAAAAACAGTAACAATGGGACTAATAGACTTATTACCAACATCGAACTTAGGGCTTGATGGAGCAACACCAGCACAAATACCTAGTGCTAACCCAAACTCAAACCTACACAACGTTTACTCTATTACAGGAAATCCGGCTCAAACACAACAACAGCCAGCACCATCCGTACTAGACTTAAATGGAGTACCGCCAACAATCTCTCCAACAGGACAGGGATTACCGTACATAAATAACCTACCAGGATAAAAACCGCTAAATGGCAAACGGACTTATAAATCTCCAGACAGACCTAAAAAGTCTTCGTTATGGAAGCGATCAACCTTACATTACTAAGGACATAGGAAATGCTCCTTCCAGTAACGGTCTTTCTATGCAAATTGAGAGACGAGTAGACGACCTATCTCGTATCACTCAGATGATGATAGATAAGCCAGGTATAAAGTTTCTAGGAAACCAAGCCTTGCTTAGACAGGTAGATTTAGTAGAGAAGTTATCCAAAGCACAAAACAAAGGTCAAGCTGTACTGCAGCAAATAAAAAGTACTGTAGCAGGGACCGCTAAAACAGCATTAAGTATCCTAGCACAAGTTCCGGTAAATGGAACAGGAACACACTTTGTAGGAGGGTTTAGAACAGACACATATCTCCGACCAGCTGGTGATGCAAGCGCATTTAGAGAATTCTTTGGTGAAGGAGGAATTGAAGGAGCACAGTACGCATTAAGAGGAGAGATAGTGCCTACGGGTAATACTCTTACAAAACAACCTATGTGGGATCCTACAGAGGTTCCATTTCCAGAGACATCTTCACCGGACATACCGTCTTTAGATTTATCACAAACACAGAATAAATATCTACCACTAGAATCTACCCCATACACATCAGGTAGAACTGCCATTACGTACTTAGGTTCTAAGTTAGCTGATCAGACTCTCAATAAAAACGTAACAAGAGAAAATCGAGTATTATTAGGAGATCAAGGAGGAAGAAACGATGAAAATAAAACAGAGAACCAGTACTGGTACGCAAGCTCTACTGTAGATATTGCTAACAATGTATTTGCAAAAGAGACCGATAAGATAAATGCTTTAGATATACAGGATCAAAAAGTAGACGGAGAAACAGCAGGAAGAGATTTTATTAAATTCAGATTCCATATAGTAACACCGGACACTACTAGAGTTTTATATTTTAGAGCACTTTTAGATTCATTCAACGATAACTTCACAGGAGGATGGAATCAAGTAAAGTATCTAGGGCGAGCAGAAGATATGCAGATCTATAGTGGTTTTCAAAGAAAAATTTCACTATCTTTTAAAATAGCAGCAGCTACTAGGGCAGAGATGATGCCATTGTATAGAAAAATGATATACTTAGCTTCTGCAACAGCTCCAACATATGGACAATCTGGTCAATTTATGAGAGGAACTATTACAAAATTAACCGTAGGAGACTATGTATATGAACTACCGGGGGTATTAAATAGTGTTTCTTTTGATTGGCAAACAGATTACCAGTGGGAAATAGCAATGAAAGAACCTGAAGCAAAAGATGCATCAGGAAATCCAATAGCAGGTACCGATGGAACCATGCAAGAGTTACCAATGATATTAGATTGTAAAATAGATTTCACACCAATCCACACATTCACACCAGAAACTGGATTGAAGAGGTATATAACAACCGGCACAGGTAATGTAGTTCAAGAAGCAGGAACACCTGATAAGTTAGGTAAGAACTTTTTTGACGATGTAAAAACACTTGGAGGAGATCCAATAGCAGTAGCTAAAGCAAAAGCTAGCAGTGATGATTCAGATAAAGGAGGATCAGCACAAGCACAAGGAACAACACCAGCTAACCCAGCTCAAGCTGTAGCAGGTACTGCAGTAAGTCCAACAGAACTTAAAGAAGTATCAGTAGGAGGATATAAAGGAGCAGGCCCTTTAACAGAAAGAGCAACAGCAAGAGCGAATAGAGGATTTAATTTTGCTACAACAGCATAAAATAAATGAACAGATACAGCGATATACCGGAACTAAAATCACCCTCAGGTAAGCCTTACAAAAAAAACGTAATTTACCCAGAGGTACCGCCTAATGCTAAAGATTATTATGTAATAGCAACAGCAGGAGATAGGTACGATACACTAGCCCAGCAATTTTATAACGACTATAGTTTGTGGTGGGTTATTGCAGCTGCAAATAATTCAGAAAGAGCATCATTGGTAGTTGAACCGGGAGTACAGTTAAGAATTCCTACAGATATTGAAAATATTATTAGCAATTTTAATAGCACTAACAAGTAATATGGCTAGTGATAAAGTTATAGGAGGTCCATTAGACAGTGGGGTATTAAAGCAATTAGATATACGGAAAGGGATCATGTCAACCCCGTATAGGGACGATAATAACCTACGCTACTTAGCTGCTAGAACAGGTTGGGTTAAACTTACCTCAAGTGTACAAGTAAATGGAACCAACGATCTTGCCAAGAAGTATATATTAATTGGAGGTACATACGATAGAGTAGGAGAGAATACTTACAGTAACTTTCCTAACGGTAAAGGATTTAGACCTATGCCCGGTATTACAGGAGTTGATATCAAAGCAATTAATAGGTTTGGATTGTTAAAAGAAGCTACCATAACATATAACTGCTGGGATGTATCACAGCTTCAAGAACTGGAAGTTCTATTTATGAGACCAGGCTTTAGCGTATTGCTGGAATGGGGACATAGTTTGTATTATACAACAGGTACAAATCTGGTAACAGTTCCGCAGACAATTAAGACTTTCTTTGATGCAGGAACTACCAAAGAGCAGTTATATGATGAAATAGATAAACTTAAAGCTAGTAGTGGACAAAACTATGATGCTATATACGGATTTATAAAGAACTTCTCCTGGAGCTTTAGAGCAGACGGTGGATACGATTGTACAACCGTTGTAACATCTATAGGTGAGATTATAGAATCTTTACAAATAGATAGTGACAATCCATTCTCAGAAGGAGGAAGTGCAGAAGAAACTCAAGCAAAAACAGATGAACTAGTACAAGCCAAGAAACGACAAGCCAAAAAAGCATCATCAACAAACCCAGAACCGGTCGCAACCGAACCAACACCGTTAGAGTATATTGCAATTGGAGACTCACAAACAGTATACCTCACAGGAGACCCAAATACTGTTAAATTAATTGGAGATAGGGATGGAAATAAAAATCTACACAAAACCGGCTGGAATTTACAGAACTTAGTAAATGCCGTAGGAGAGTATAAGGAAAGTCCTGCAGTAAAAGGTATAGTTATCAGTATTGGAACTAATGATGGATTTACAAATATTGGTAATAAAGCTTTAACACTAAAAGCAGCAATAGATAGAATTTTTCCAAATGTACAAAAAATATTAGTTGTAAAAGGTTCATGGGGTTGGGGAGAATATTTAAAAGCTGCAACTAAGGTAGACGGCAAATACGTCACTGGTAAAGACGGAAAAATTATAGGTATAACAAGAGAAATGGTCGATACTTACTACGAGTCGTTTACTAAAGCAGGTTTTACCGTAATAAATCCAGCAATCGGAGATATGACAAACAAAGGAGGTAACCCACATAACCCAAAACTGGCAATTTATTCGTTTATAAGAGGAGTAATAGATCAGAATATAAAATAATGGCAACTAAAGATAAGTCAACAACTCAACCTGCAAAAGCAACTATACTGCAAGCCGTACTTGGGGTGCTTAAGGACCTTACCTCAGAAGACGTCCTTAAACAAGTATTCCCAGATTTTATGGATAAATTTAAAACAGTTAACGATACTGTGTATAAAAATGAATTTATTCAGGTAGGGATGAAAGGAGATGTAAATGATAAAAAAGCCTTCGTCTATATATCCCTTAGAAGATTTTGTGAATTAGTAAACTGCGTGTTACTTGTAGATCAGAATAATAAGCCAATAGTAAAAATTAATACAAAAAGCACACCAAGTAGTAAATTTCGTACATTCGACTACCACACCTCAGCAGATCCAGGAGTATGTCTTCTCCCAAATACAAATGGATGGCCTATCGACGATACAGCAAAAACTAACGCAGTAGCTCAAAGTGAAGGGGGTGTGGATGAGATACTCAACATTCAGGTAAATATAGACTTCCTAGAAGATCAATTGAGAGGGTTAGTTAATTCACAGAAATCTCAAAGAACAGTTTATAATTTGTTTGAACCAATCTTTACAGGATTGAATGAAGCAATGGGAAATATAAACGCTTTCTCCTTTCACTACGATGAATCCAAGCAGACTTTTTACATAGTTGATAGACAGATTCAAGTTGCAAAAGGAGAAGTAATACCAGTATTAGATGTAACAGGACTACAGTCTACAGTTACAAAATTTGACTTTACAACAAAACTGTCACCTGCCATAACAACCATGGTAGCAGTCTCAGCACAAGCATCAGGACAGGATGTCGGCATAGAGGCAGAAGCCCTTTTAAGATGGAATCAAAATCTTACAGATAGGGTTATGACTAAGAGAAGGCAGAATATAACAACACAGGGTAGTACAGAGTCTGAAAAAGAGGCAACTAAACAACGAAGAGATAAAGTACAGAAAGGTAGAATAAAAGGAATAACCAAAGCGTTAAATGCAGTTTGGGCTACTAGAGTCTATAATAGAGAAGATATAAAAAATGCAGTAGTACAGTACCAGGCCTATGCTGCAGACTACATACAGTCCAGTAAGGATACCGGAAACACAGCTGGTCCGGCAGGTATTATTCCTTTTGAAGTATCATTAGAAATGGACGGAATTTCCGGTATTAAAATTGGACAGGCATTTCAAATTAATCAAGGCATCATGCCAAACAAATACCACGGAGTGGTAGGGTTTATAGTAACCGGAATAGAACATAACATCTCAGGTAACAGGTGGGCTACCAGGCTAAAAGCACAAACTATAATTCTAGACGGAATAGCAGGTAAAGACTTACCAGTTGATCCAACATCGGTAGGTACAGGTGTAGCTCCAAAAGAAGAAGAACAACAAGGGTTAGAACCAGTACCGGCAAATTATGAAAGCGTTACAGATGCTCAACTTTTTACATACTTATCATGGCAACAAGGACTAGAAGGAGCATCGCAGCATTATTCACTTTGGAAGCAAAACGGAAGAAGAAAACGGTACACCATATCAATTAAGAACATAAAAAATAACTGGCCAGGAAATAGAGTATCTAAAACCGGAGTTAAGAAATCAGAAATTGGAAGATACTACACCAATGACCAGCCAGGATTAGCAGCCGGGTTTGTTGATGTATGGAGACAGCAGTATTATGAAAAATTAACTCAAGGACTTAACTTACTAAACGGTAAAGGAAAAAATAGATCAGGAGTGCCTTATAGTACAATTAAACAGGCATTTGAAACTCATGCAAAACCAAGTCAAGGACTTACCTTCAACAGCTTAGCAGCATTTGGATTTATTGAAAACGCATACCATACAGATACTGTAGCAGGTGCAAAATATCAGTCTATGTTTCAGATGAATAAAACATATGATATATTCTCAAAAGTACTAAACGCAACTAATGCCGGCGAAGGGCATAAACCGGGATGGGTAGAATACGGACCACCTGATAAATTTGTAGCACAAGCAGTTCCGGCTATTATTAAAAATTATAACGACTTTAAAAAAAATTCAGGATTTGTAGCATAAGACATTAAGACAGTATGGCAAATATAGCAGTTAATCAATTTACTTTTAAGCCTATTGTAGATATGGATACAATTATTGTATCTGTATTTGCAGATGGTAAACTGATAAAGGACTTAGAATTCTCATTATCAGGGTATACCACAGACACTGCTGTTGCTGCTGCTAAGAATACAGCTGAGAATTTTGGTATACTAGGACCGGGTAATGTCGACCTCTATGAGAAAGTAGCAACTCCGGCTGCACCAGACGGAACACCAGCAGCAGCTCCAACCTATGTTTATGAAATAAAAAAGATAGCGTTTAGAACCTACATAGTAGTATACGAAGTAGGGAGTGGAGGTGAAAAAGAAATATATAAAGGACCTGAAGTAGCAAATACCCCTGCACAGACATTAGTTGATACTGCAATACTAGACATACAAGGACAATACCCAGGAGCAAAAGATATGACACTTAAGCCGTCAGCTACTCCTGCCAAGTATAAGTATGAAATAAAGAAGTATGGACCTCAAAAGTATATTGTAGTCTACGAAGTAGGAAGCACGGGTGAGAAACAAATCTTTGAAGGAAACAAATTAATTGGAGCTCCAGACGAGACTCTAGTTAATACAGCCATACTAGGGTTAGAAGGGAAATACCCGGGAGTTAAGGACATGACTCCTAAAACACCACCAGCGCCTACTGTTCCCAAAACAGAACCACCTGTAGAACCGCCCCCATCTCCACTACCTAAAAACCTGCAGACAAATGATCCGCCAAAATACATACCACCGTCTGCATATAAAAAAGCAAAAAACACTCCCGGAGGTGAATTTATCGTCAAAGAGACAGGAGCGGAGTACAAAGGACCTTATATTGAGACTGCTAAAAAACAGTACTTAGCAGGAGAAACTCCTGAACAAAATGGTGTTGAGTTAGAGAAGTTGGAAAGATCAGCAGGAATTCCTGATTTCGGAGGTCTTGATTTTTTATCACTAGGACTATCTCTATTTGCAGTATTACAATCAGCTTACAAGAAACAATTATCTCAGGATGAGATTGATAAAGGATTGGCAAAAAGGTATTTTGTACAAGATAATAGAACCAATAAGATATCGGAAACATCCCAAGAAGCATTTGAACAAGCAAAAACAGATCTACCTAATTTTAAATCTGCAGAGGTTGATTGGAATATAAGAACACCAGCCCAGGATGTAGTAATAAACGGGATTAAGTTCCAAGGATCAGAATCTAGAAACAAAGAAGCAATTAAGAACCTAGAAAGCCAATTACCGGGTATTTCAAATTACGTAACAGATTATACATACTTAGTTCCAGAAGTTCCATTACCAGAAAGTGTACTTCCTGTGGAAACCGAAACAATAAGTAAACCAGATCCAACAACAGCTTTGGAGAATTCAAGAAAAGCAAGTTTCGATTTAAGAAAATAAAACTAAGGCTTGCTTTTGCAGGCCTTTTTTCTTATATTAAACTAAAGGTTATAACAAATGTTTTATATAGTAGAGTCAGATCAGCAAATTGAAATGCTGAGAAGTTATAGTGAAAAGGGAGCTTATATAGAAGTTATATCTTCTAATGATAACTACCACCCCATTCTAACCAAAACCATAGCAGTTTATCTTAGACCTTTAGATCATAGTGAAGGTTATATTATTCCAGTAAATCACGATGAAGGACTTAATGTAGATAAAAACCGTGTCTACGAACTACTAAAAGAGTACAAAACACTTTATACATATAATAAGAAAGAGTTACTGTATCACTTTGTGTTACGGGATGCTATAGATATTTCATTACTTTATTCAATGACAAAGTACGATAGGTTTGATTTACCTAGAATAAATTCAACCTACAACTGGTTTTATAATAGACTACCAGACTTTAAAGAAGTAAATGCACTCATACCTATTACAAAGTTATATGAAAAATGCGAAGAGAATTATAAAGCGATAGAATGCATATTGCAATACGCAATACCAAACGGGTTTGACTTCTACAATAAATCAGCTACCTTTATATTCTATTGGATTGAACAGTCAGGATTGAGAATAACCTACCCAGAATTTCTTAACCTATTCAAACCAAACAATCCAGTATTTAATATTCAAGATAGTATAACATATACATCTTACAACCTATACAACACAACTTCAAGACCAACCAATGCTTTCAACTCAGTTAACTTTGCAGCAATACCAAAAGCTCCTGAGTTTAGAAAAGCAATCATACCTCAGAACGATTGTTTTGTAGAAATGGACTTTGATGGATATCATTTAAGATTGTTATGTGAGCAAATTGGTTATGAACTAACAGATGAGTCAGCTCACATACAATTGGCAAGGCTTTACTTTGGTAAGGATGAAATAGCTGAGGAGGAATATGCAAAAGCAAAGCAAATTAACTTCCATGCAATATATGGAAAGATTCCACCGGAATATGCTTTCTTACCTATCTTTGAAAGAATACAGAACTACATAAACAGACTTTGGCAGCATTTTCAAGAAAAAGGATATGTGGAAGATCCAATATCAGGAAAGAGGTTTACAAACGAACTAAAAGATATGCATCCTCAGAAGCTAATGAACTACATGATGCAGTCGTTGGAAACAAGTAGAAATATTCTTATATTAAAGGATCTAATCATGTATTTACGTGATAAGAGAACCAAAATAGCTCTATATACATACGATGCTTTGGTCTTTGATTTTGATAAAAGAGACGGGAAAGAGGTATTAACAGCCATAGAAAAGATCATGAACCAAGATAACAAGTATCCGGTAAAGTTCAAATACAGTAACAATTTAGTTTTTTAAAATAAAATACCTATTTATAGATGACACAAAACACTATAAGCCCTAATATCTTCCAATATGATATCGAAGATATTTTCAACTCAACAGACATGAGCAATAAATTATTCTGTACTTTTTCCTCTGAAGAGAATTTAGATGAGGTATTAGGTACAATCCAAAATAAATACAAAATCATCTATAATAAGATCTTTGTTCTTTATTCAAAGAGCCAGGACGAATACATATGTACATACAATGTGGATTTAGGTAACATCTCTAACTTCATATCAAATACTATTTTAGTGCATAGAAAAAAAGAATCAAATACTCTATATACAATCAATTCACTCAATCGATTAATTGAATCATTGAATGGAGGAGTGCTAGATACCAACTACAAAATCAACTGGCCTGATTACCAAAACTGTATACTACTTACAAAAGGTCCAGAATTGAAGAGAGTAAATACAAAATTATTCAAAATAATAGAACTTTAGTTGTTTTATTAGAGAATATTTCGTATATTAAATAAGAGTTTTAATCAAAATAGTTATATATGAATTTAGATCACATTAAGGCCAAGCTGGCCGGACTGAACAACAACGGGAATGACAGAGAGAAAATCGACTTCGATAAAATCTTTTGGAAACCCACAAATGGTAAACACAACGTACGAATTGTACCATCTGTTTACGATCCTTCTTTTCCTTTCAAGGAACTTAAATTTCACTATGGTATTGGAAAATTTCCGATGATCGCTTTATCGAATTTCGGTAAGCAAGACCCTATTGAAGAATTTGTGAAGGAATTACGAAAAACATCTGACAAAGAGAATTGGTCTTTATCAGGAAAAATTTCTCCTAAGACTAGAATCTTCGCTCCAGTTATTGTGAGAGGGGAAGAAGACAAAGGAGTACGTTTATGGTCATTCGGTACCA